CTAATTTATCATAGGCCGAAAAATCTGCATTATCTCCAACAGGGAAAATCCCCGAAATTGGATGTTCGCGGCGGATTAATTCCCTAACAATATTAAGGGAAACATTGCCTAATGAAAGGTTATTTACAGGAGCATCGATTAACATAAGTGACTATCTTTAAATTCTTCTTTAACTTTTTTCATGGCCATGGCGAAGTTCTGATGCGCCGCTTGTGAACTAATTCCTTCTTCTTCTCCAATTTGTTCAAAATTCATTCCCCGTCCATCATTGCCGAACCATTTTAATTTAAAAACCCTTGAAACTCTTTCGCCGAAATGATTCTCAACAAAAGAAAGGATGTTGGCTACTTCATCTTTTTGGGACGCTTCTGTTTCTGGAGTGTCTTCACAACACCCACCGTATTCAACTTTAAATTCAAAGAATGATGGTTCGTTCTTTTCTATTGTCCTTTCCGTAAGGCAGGAGTATCTAGTTTGATTTGCTAACCAAGAAGAGAATTTGACACCTTTATTTTCATTAAAAGAATTTGCGGCCTTAAAGATTTCGGCTTCCTTTCTTCTATAGAAATCATCTGTAATATCGTCGATTCTACAGAAGGGGGCGTTCTTTGCTACTGTTTTATAATATAAGCCTGAATGTCTATTGACCAATTCCATAAGGGCGCGTTCATCCCCGGTATCCTTAATCTGGCGCACTAATTCGTTGTCTGGAATCATAAAAATAAACCAACTAAACTCTCACATTCGTCTTTAATAATCTTAAAGAATTCATCTTTATCATCTACAATTGGAATCTCAAATTTCTTGAATGCCGCCGCTTCCAACTTAGGATCATTTTGTTTTTCAAACTCATTTGGCGCTTTTTTATAAGACTTGCCGTTTTTACTTTTGGTGAATCTTTTAATATGGAAGAGTTTGCCGTTTTGTTCTTTGAACCACCCTAGTTCATCCTTTTCATTTTCGGCATATCTTAAATCAGTAATGATAGCAATGTCACAATCTGATCGTTCAATTCTTTTGTGAAGTTTTTCGATCCAATATTGGTTATTTGTTTGCGCCCTCTTAGCGTTTCCATAAGCAATTAAGATAGGACGAATGATTGCCTTTTCCTCTTCGTCTTCCGTGAATACATCAATATTGAAATTGTCGTTGATAAAATGAAAGAGTTCTTGTCTTAGCGACTCTGCAAAGGAGAATTGCTGAACTTTTAGATTCGGCGCAAAATCTTTAAGAGTTTCTTGGAGTGAATTAGCGAACGAGTTTTTACCAACCCTAGCCACTCCGCTGAAAGCAATTAGTTTTTTGTCTAAAATTGGACTCATAGAAAGGTCTTTAACTCTGTAATGATATTGCTAATGCCAACCATTTCATTTTCAATCCTAGCTGCATTCATCCGGTCTGACCTTGTAGCTCTTTGACCATTTAGAATAAAGACTTCTTCGGTATTTTCAAATCCTACTTGAAGGGCGTCGATTGCTTTCTTTAAAAAAGAAAGTGGCAAAGTGATTGTATATTCTGCTGCTTGCTCGTCCATAGTGTGTTGTTTGATTGGAAATAGTTCGTTAAATTTGTCCTCTTCTAAATAATAAGATGTGTATGGATCTGATCCGTTATAACCGCAGTCCATGTCTCTATCGTTGCGGACGAAAAGAAAATTTGATTTAACTTTTAATTGAACGGTTAAATCTAGATATGTGTCGCCGAATCCTACGCAAATGTATCCGTCAATATGCTTGCCATTCTTTCCCCTGTCTAACCAAAATTCCCTATCTTTTTTCATAATTAAAATTTCTTGCCGCCGTGCATTTTTGCACGAGTTTTATTCATTTCAATTTTTGCTATAATAGCATCGCCAACCTTCATGTTTCTAGCGGCGGAATAATCCATAATACGAATAACAACATCTGCTAATTCAGCCTCTACTCCAGTAAATTCTGGAATCTTGTCGTCTGGTGGATTTCCATGACGCAATGCTTCAAGAGCCTCGCTGAGTTCCGAGTGCATTAATGCAATCATTTCTCCATCGTTCCGTTCGTTATCCCACCAACCTTTGTCTTTTGCGGTTTGGTAAACGTCTTGCGACACGGCATTAAATTCTGTAATAAAACTCATATCAGGATTATATAAGATAAAGAAGGAAAAGTCAAGTGGTTTTTCAAGGTTAATTTCAAATATTTTGCGCCATATTTTGTGGTTTTGCTAGGATTGTCTGCTGATTTGTCAAGCAAGATGAAAAATAAATGCCCGCCACAAGTCAGGCGTAGCAAGGGTTGTGGGCGCATGGCGCGATTACGTATCTTGACCTTTTCAAAAAATAAGTTAATCTATAAATGTGAGCGCAGCGAACGTGACTTCAATCAACTAATTTGAGCGTAGCTAGTGGTAGTTGACTTGTAATTAACAAATTAATAAAAAGAAATCAGGTAAGCAATACGCGAAGAGAGCGAAGCGAACGGAGTCTTTGATTACCTGCACGAATAAGCCTTGGCTTATGAGGTTAAAATAACTTGAGCTTTAGCTCAACTAATTTTTAAGTGATAATCCCCAAATTATCACTTTGTCGCTCGCAAGCTCGCTACTGGAAAATGGGATTTTCCAGATTAGGTATTTAATTAATGGGAACCTTCTTCTTTTTAAATTCAGTTTCGCAAGAAACTGTTCAGAGCAACGGGCAATTAATAATAGATTAACTACCTGCGATTTAAAAACGTAGTAGAAATATCGCTTATATATTAATAGTGAAAATTAACAGAAAATATTACTTGACAAAAACAATAAAAGGTGATAAATTCAATTGCGAGTTTCAAATCAACTTGCGATTTTAATTATGACAAGAGAAGAGGCAATCGAAAAATATCAACGGGACAGTAGCGGTTTACTTAAAACTGTCGATTATGAATTTCTAGAATCAGGCGCGATTGATTGGCGCAAGATGGTTTCTAATGAATTTCTTTATCCCAACAAAGAATCTTTTGAGAAATGGGGCAAGGAAGTTCCGACTTCGATTGAAGGATTAAACGATAATCAACTTCTTATTAAACTTGGAGGAATCAGGGAACTTGCCAAGATTCGGGGTTATGATAATGTAAATTTTGAAGTTGTAAAAACAGAAGAAGACGAATGCACAATTAAATGCTCAATTGATTTTACTCCAAATTACGAAAATCCAAATGGGGTTCATTATTCAGAAGTGGCGAATGCAACGGTTAATAACGTGTCAGGGTTTGGAAGTAAGTTCTTGGAATGTTTCGCGGCGAATCGTGCGTTCGTCCGTTGTGTTCGCGGATTCCTTAATATCAATATTGTTGGAGCAGATGAAATTGATACCTCTGAAAAAGGTGAAGAAAAAGAGAAAAAAGTTGCAACAAGTAAATCTTTGACTCCGCAAGGTTCTTTGGAGAGTCGGGCGCACAAATTAGGTTTTCAAGATTATGAATCCTTTAAGACTGTCTTGAAAGAATTCTGGACCGACAAGACTTATAAAAATGAAGGAGTAAAAGAGTGGTCGGATTTTGGAGATATTCCAGCTAAAGAAGCGAGGATCTTAATTTCACTATTGGAGAAAAGAAAGATTGAGTAACCATGGAATTAGAAGAGTTAAAAGAAATTTTTCAATCTAGACAGTATCTCGATAAGATTTCAAAGTTGTCGGACGATAATTTGTTAGAAGAAATTATAGATTTAAACATCAGAATTGAGAGCTTGGAGAACTACATTCAATATCTAAAAGATAAAGCCACTTGATTTTTCTTCTCACAAATTTTATACTACAACATGCAACTAAGCACCACAAACCACAACATTGACCTATCTACTTGGATGGGTTTCACCCGTAACGATCTCAAAACTATTGCTAAAAAGCAAGGCATTGGGATTCCTGATAACAAACAAGATCTAGCTTATAATCTTCAACGAGGTTATAGCGCATCTCAGAGTCAGGATCAAGCACGAACCTTTAAAGTAAAGATTTCGGTTTAATCTTGCCAGTTGCGAGCGTAATCGAGAAAAGGGGTCCAGAGAAATCTTGGCCCCTTTTCAATTTAAAATGACAACTAAAGAACAAAACGAGAAACTTTGGCGGGCCATTGATTTTTATATGGGGTGGCTTCAAGAGATTGAAGAATTTGAACATGACGCAAACAACGTTCAAGCAAGAACGGCATATAGTAACGCTTCAATGCAATTGTTTGATTTAATGAGAGAAGAAGGACTGTATGAAATGATTAAAGAAAGAGAATAACTTTCTTCTTTTATTTTCCAGATTCACTAGATAAATTTCGTCATTGTGTGTAAAATTCTTGCACACCCATGATTGAAGTTACGATTACAGATGACATGCTTATTAAAGCCCGTCGCAAAGCAATAGAACTAGGACATATTAATAATTCAATCGAACGGGGGGATGGAAACCTTGTTGGATTCCTTGGAGAATTAGTTGCCCAAAAAGTAATTGGTGGCCGAGTTAAAAACACCTACGAATATGATCTAGTATTAAAAGACGGGACCAAAGTTGATGTTAAGACTAAAAAAACAAGTGTTGCTCCAAAAGATTATTATGACTGTTCAATAGCTAATTATAATACGAAACAGGATTGTGATGAGTATTGTTTTGTAAGGGTGAAGAATACATTGGATAAGGCGTGGGTGTTGGGAAGGATTAGTAAAGAAGAATATTTTAAGAAGGCTCGGTTTTTGAAAAAAGGAGAGCAGGATGGCGATAACGGATATACCGTCAAAGCGGATTGTCATAACCTTCAAATCAGCGAATTAAATGAAGTATGAAAATTAAACTAAAGAAAATTTCAGAAGCGGCGGCACCAAAATATAGAGCGGCAAATTGGGAAGAGTATAAATGTGGTCAAGATAACGGTGATATTTCCTTACCAATTGAATATGAATTAACCGGAGAACTTCTAGGTAGTTTAGAAGTCGGGGCGGGCATTTTAGTAGAAAGGGAAACAAGAAATGGAGTAGAGTGTTTTGGGATTTTTCAATCTTCTTGTGTTAATAAAATTACGGAGAAAGACGATTTTAAAATAATTGAAACAGATAATAGTGTTTATACTTTGGAAGTTTTAGGTTGACAAACTTGTGGAATGTGTTAGAGTGGAGAGCGGATTTTATATGAAACAAAGAGACATTTTCGAGCCTAGAGAACATTTTAAACCGTTTGATTATCCTGAATGTGAGCAGTATTGTGACGCAATTGGAGAATCTTATTGGACCCATAAGGAATGGTCATTTTCAACTGACGTTCAAGAGTTCCATACAGAGTTGACAGAATATGAAAGAAGCGTTATTAAAAAGTGTCTTCTCCTTATTTCTCAAATTGAAGTTTCCCTTAAAACCTTTTTCTTAAAACTTGGGGATCATTTGCCAAAGCCAGAAATTTATATGGTCGGCGCGACGTTCGCGGAAAGTGAAGTTAGGCACGAAAGAGCTTATTCGCATTTACTTGAACTGCTTGGATTGAATGATGAGTTTGAAAAGATTTATGATATTCCAGCCGTAATTGACAGACATAATTATTTAAAGAAATATAAAGAGTTTTCCAATGCAAGGTTGGAGGAAAGATTTTTAAGGTCAATTATTTTGTTTTCTCTTTTTATTGAAAACGTCTCATTGTTTAGTCAGTTTTTTATTATTATGTCTTTTAATAAGCATAGAAAAATGCTCAAGGATATTAATAATGCAGTAGCCGCAACGTCTAAAGAAGAAGCCATTCACGGAGCATTTGGATCGTTTATAATCAATGAGTTACGCAAAGAGCATCCAGAATTCTTCACAGAAGAGTTGGAAGAAATGATTTCCACTTTTTGTCAAAAAGCTTTCATAGCAGAAGAGAAAGTAATTGATTGGGTTTTTGATAACGGCGATACCGATTTTATTAAAGTTGCTCAAGTTAAAGAGTTTGTAAAAAATAGATTTAATGCTTCATTGTCTGGTATTGGGTTTAAACCGATCTTTGAAACAGATAAGGAAATCCTAGATAAAACAAAATGGTTTGACGAAGAATTATTCAGTGACGCTCATTTTGATTTCTTTCATCAAAGACCCGTCTCTTATAGCCGCAAAAACAAAGCAATTACAGCGGACGATTTATTTTAATTTATGAACTACAAATGGCTTACAAAACCGTCTAGAATTTTTCTTAAAAATGGATATTTAGAAGAAGGAGAATCGACTGAATTTAGAATTGGAGATTTAGTAAAAACGGCAAAAAATATCTTGGGAGACTTTTGGGACGCCGATCAATTTCTAGAAAATATTGAGGCCGGAGATTATTTGTTTTCAACGCCAGTTTGGGCTAATTTCGGAAGAGAGAGAGGTTTACCTATTTCATGTTTTAACTCCTATTTATCAGATAGGATGGATTCTATTCTTTTTAATCTTGCAGAAGTAGCGACAATGACTAAGCACGGTGGAGGGACCAGCGGCTATTTTGGAGAACTACGTCCTCGTGGAGCAACTATTTCTTCTGGCGGAAAATCAGATGGAGTTGTTAATTTCATGCGATTGTTTGATACAGCAATGATTACATGCAAGCAAGCATCTATCCGTCGCGGAGTAATGGGATGTTATTTGCCTATTGATCATGGAGATATTGATGAGTTTTTGAAAATTAAACAAGAAGGTAGCCCTATTCAAGATTTGTTTACAGGAGTATGCGTTACGGATGAGTGGATGAAGGGGATGATTGATGGAGACAAAAGAAAAAGAGATGTTTGGGCAAAAGTATTAAAAAGTAGATCAGAAGTAGGGATGCCTTATATCTTTTTTACTGATAATGCTAATAATCAAGCCCCACAAGTTTACAAGGATAAGGGGCGCAAAATCAATGGTTCGAATGTTTGTAGTGAAATTATGCTATCTTCAAATGAAGAAGAGTCGTTTGTTTGCTGCTTGTCTTCAATGAATTTGCTTAATTATGACAGATGGAAAGATACAAATGCAGTTGAATTGCTGGCGTATTTCTTGGATGCTGTTTTGACCGAATTCATTAATAAGGCTAGAGAAATTCCTTTTATGGAGCGAGCCGTAAAGTTTGCAGAAAATCAAAGAGCTATTGGAATTGGCGCTACAGGATGGCACTCCTTATTACAAAGCAAAATGATTCCTTTTGAGTCGCTTGAAGCGCAAATGCTTAATTGTGAAATTTTTGAGACAATGAATAAGCAGTCTTTAGAAGCTTCTAAAAAGGCCGCTAAAGAATTGGGGGAACCAGAAATGTTAAAAGGATACGGAGAGCGTTGGGTAACTCGTCATGCTATCGCGCCGAATACATCTTCTGCCTTTATCTTGGGACAAGGATCGCAGTCCATTGAACCTTTCAAGTCTAACTACTATGTAAAAGACCTTGCGAAATTTAAATATACATTTAAAAATCCATATCTAAAAGAAGTTTTAAAAGAAAAGGGAAAAGATACGGATGAGACTTGGGACTCTATTTTAAAAAATAATGGGTCGGTTCAACATTTGGAATTTTTATCTCAACATGAGAAAGATGTATTTAGAACATTTTCCGAAATTAGTGCGAAGGAAACGGTAATTCAGGCCGCGCAAAGACAAAAATATATCTGTCAGGGGCAAAGCCTGAACCTCATGGTCCCACCAGAGACTTCTACAAAGGAAATTAATTCCCTTATTATCTTCGCGCACGAAAATGGCATTAAGTCCTTGTATTATCAGCATTCGGTAAATGCCGCACAAGCATTTTATAGAAAATTAAATCAATGTTCCAGTTGTGAGGGATAAGTGTAAATTCCTTTATGGAATCTCAAATCATAAAACTCTGTCCCTGCAATAATAGTGGTTGCCCTTCTATCCAACTAATTGATGGCAAAATCAAAATCACAGATGACTATGGTGGCGAAGTCCTAATGGAGATTAATGAGGCAGAATTAATTACAAAAGCACTTAAAGAACTGATTTAATCATGTCCGAAAAACCTAAAGGAAAGAAATTAAATAAACCATTTAGAACTCCCGGTGGTCCTAAGAAGTTTGCCGTTTATGTAAAAGATCCAAAAAGCGGTAATATTAAGATTGTCAGATTTGGCGATCCAAATATGGAAATCAAGAGAGATGATCCAGAAAGAAAGAAAGCATTTCGAGCTAGGCATAATTGCGATCAGAAAAAAGACAAGACAACTCCCGGCTATTGGTCTTGCCGCATGTGGTCTAGCAAACCAGTCTCCTCAGTGGCCTGTTGTGTCGAAGTAGATTTAACTGAGTGGGACGGTGATACTTTTTGGCCGCAATCTGAAATTGAAGAAGATTTCAAGGAATTAGATGTTGAAGAAATTATTGAAGAATAAATGGTTGATTAAATTAAACTTTTTGGTTAAAATCATTTGTTATGCGGATTAAATTTCTTCTGTTGCTCTCGCTATTCTTCTCATTCTCTTCTTGCTCACAGGAACCGACACCAGAATCTTTGGCAAAGGAAGTTCTAGTTGGAATAGAATCTGCGGCGGAAAAAGTTGGGGAAGGTAATTTTGTATTGGCCGCAATGGTTAACGGTTCCATTGAAATTGTGTCGAGCGTTAAACCAACTAAAGATTGGGATCAGGAATATAGAAAAGGACTTGAAGATAAAATAGCCGCGACAATCAGAAGGGGCGGGAATGAATTTATGTTCTTTCAAATTAAAGAAGATGAAGGTTCTTTGGTAGTTTCATAGGGATGCAAAATAATCCTTGACAAAAGAGATTTGTTGCTTTATACTCTTTTACGGAAATTAGCTCAGTCTGGTAGAGTAGGTGTTTTGGATACACCGGGTCGTAGGTTCAAATCCTGCATTTCCGATATTTTAATATTATGAACGAGAAAGAACAAAAGGCAGCAAACATATTTCTAGGTTATATTACCGATTCAGTTTATAAGACAGAGACTCATCAAGCCTACGCAAAAGCATATAAAGACCTAATGAAAGCTGTTAGACTAAGGATTGAAATTGAGAAATTGGAAAATTAAATGGCTGGACACTTAACATCAATCAATGGCTTACCTTGCTTTATTGACTACGCAGATGCTTATGGCGAAGCGGAAGTTGATGGCAAGATTTGGAAATGGGAATTCCATGACTATCTTGGTCCCACTTTCTTAAAGAAGGACGGAGAACCTAGAGAATGTCAATTTCCTAAAAATAAAAAAGTATGGGATGCCTTTGAGAAGTGGTTAAAAGAATATTTAAAATAAAACTATGAAAACACAAGTAAGAACGCTAAAACATAACGAATCAAAACATTTAAGAAGAAAGCGCCCGACTTATCACATGAACGGAGTTCGTAGCGATGGGGCGAGAGTTTATAGAGCAAAACCTTTTGCTAGTCGTTCAAAATATGTCCCACACGAGGGGGTGCAGCAAAAAGCGAAGAAAGGATGACAGAGATTACCCTCTTCTTTATTGGCTCCACTTTCATTTTAAAATATGGTGCCCCAACTAAATTCATTCGTGACTTTTTTCAAAAATATGAATTTGGAAAAGCTCTTTTTGATTGTTCTTTATGTATTGGAACTTGGGTTGGCTTGCTTTCTATTCCGTTTCTTTATAAAGATATTGATTGGTTTTTAATCCCGCCGATTGCGGCGATTGTGTCTTGGTTTGGCGATTTGATTTCACAGGTGTTAATTGAGCTAAAAAAGTTCTTGACAAAAAAAGAAAAGCCCGCTATAATTAGCAGGAAGTCGTCAATAAGACGTTTTTCTCGGGGTTTTTAATTTGAATACCGTATCTCGCGGAATATACAATTAGATTACTTCGATATTCTGACCCATCACCCTGCCCTTGAGAAAGGCAAGAGGAGTCTTGGAATATTATAGCCGAAGGACTAGCATCGAGAAGCTTCTACTAATTTAAATAAAACACAGTGAATCTAATTACAGCCACAACCATCTTCTCTCTTTTTGCATTTTCAAACAATAGCAATATTGCATTAAACGCCGAAAGTTGGGAAGGTAAATATTACAAACAAGGGCAAACTGCAAGATGCGCCGATTTTGTTGGATCAGTAGTTAGCAAATCAGGCAAGAAACCACCAGAAGGATATGCAAAATGCACCAGTTGGTTAAATTGGGGCAAAAAAGTTTCTGTTGACAGTATTCAAAAAGGCGATATTGTTATTTATGCCGCGAGTGGCGGCTTTAACCATATTGGAATTTACGTTGGAAATGAACAAATTATTCATAGACCAACACGATCAAAAGCGGTTAGTAGATTGAATTATAAATATAACAAGATTATTGGAGTAAGACGAGCATGAAACCTACCGAAATTCTAGTTCTTGACTTTAACAGAGAAGATGAACTTCGTAATCTCCTCAAGTCTTTAAGGTTAAATTGCTCCTTTGAACATAAAATTATTGTATTAAATAATGGTGGCGAAAGATATGCAGATGAATTTTGTGAAGAAGGGTTATGCGATAAAGTTATTAACAATTCTATTAATATTGGTTGTGGCGCAGCAACGGTTCAATTATTCGCTCAGTGTGAATCTGATTTTGCATTTTATGTTCAAGTTGACCATCAACTTCTTTTTAATCTTTCAGAGGGTCTTATAGATAATTTCAAAAAAATGATTCTATCTGGAGATTATTTTTATATCGACGTTGCGGGAAATCAAGGGAATGGAATATTTTCAGAGCGCCCATTCTTTATTAGTAAGAATAATTATTTTAGTTCAAAAATTGAGTTTGGAGGTCCGGGTCCGTTGTGTGATTTAATGTGGTCTGAGGAATCAATTCAAAACCACATGAAGAAAAATGATTTAAAGTTTTATTCGTGTTATTTTGAGAGCGAAACGAGTAAATACCCTCCTTTTTTAGATTGCGGACAATGGAGCGTAAGAGAAAATCCTGATAAATCTCAATGGAAACATCGTCCTTCGACAAAGCAATTATGGCTGGTTAATGGTCCCGTTAGGGAAAGGCACTCATACCCCAAGCTAGATGAAGAAGAGTGGGACTATGTATTAAAAAATCAATCTTGGCCCGATGGAAAAATTCCAAATCAGGAACTAGCTCATTCATTTAAAGTTCAAGGTTGGGATTAAAAAGACTTGACAAATGAATCCTGCAAGAGTATATTAATGCTGCAAATAAATATATGAAAGATAAAATTCAAAAATATAAAGAAGACGGAGAACGACTTCAGAAGGAATTGAAACAGTTCGTTCAAGATAAAAATAATTCATTATCAGAAAGATGGGATCTTTTTTGTTTTGCAAAAATGGGAAATAATGAAGGGTGGATTCAACATTTTGAGTCTATTAATGAAATTTTTGGTGAAGAAGTTTCGTGGTTCGATGATTTTTACAAGTCAAGAAACCAAACGGTTTATTTAGAAAATATTTTAGAGGAATTAGTTGATTGCGAAAAAGAGCCTACCGAAGAGCAGTTAAATAAAGTTAAGGAAGAGGTTTTGGAAAGATTTATTTGGTCATTTGAATTAGATTGGTAATTAATAAAAGAACAAGGTTATGAAAACAGTAAAAGAACTAAGACAGTCTGGATATAAAGTGAGAGTTCATCATTTTAGAAAATTTAATGATTTATTCGCTTTAGATTTTCATAATCCAAAAGGGGGTAGCACAGAAATTGAAGTTACTTCGCCAGAAGGTATTTATGTAAAAGCGGAAGCAAAATGTAGCGATCAAGATAACTTTTGCCGCAAGACAGGAGTTGCTATTGCGCTGGGTCGGGCGCTTAAACTACTTGAAGAAGAAAGAGTTAATCAACCTAGTTTGTGGGTATTAAAAGCCAGAGAAGCCTTGCAACAGCAATTCGCAATCCTTGATTTTGATGGCAGGTATCCGTTGTCTTATGGTAAAAAAGAAGATCAAGAAGATCCGTATGAATGGTTGGAGTTTTAAAAAATTATGTATCTGCCAAAAGTAACAGAAGAGTTTCGGGCGCGAAAACTGGAAGAAGCAAAACAATGGGGCTGGTTTGTTTTTCTTTTAGAATGGATTAAGATTAAAATCTTTAGGCAGCGCAAGATTATTGTTGGCAATAATGTTAATCAACCAATTGAGAAGGTAAAATTTCCTACATTTGGTGATGTTTTTACAGAAGCTAAAATGAGATGGGATAACGCAGATGAGCAAGGCAAGGAATTAATTTTAGAGGAGCATAAAGCGGTTAAGGAGAGAACTCCGAAGGATGATGGATTTCAAGTAGATTGGATTGAAGTCAAAGGGTGTTCAAATCTTATTTCAGAGAAAAAATAATTATGTCTAGAATATTTTTATGCGGAATGACTTCAAAAGAGATTGATAATATCAAGGCTCTTACAGATCCAATTTATGAACATATTTCAGGTTTGATTTTTGTAGTAGACGATGGGGCTTTTGAAGATGGAACGGCGGAACTTCTAGAAGCTAGAAAAGGAGAGGGCGTTATTTTACATAGAACATTTCGGAGGCATCACGACTATGGAATGAATCATTGGTTGCTAGATTCTGGAGTTTTAAAAGAAGGCGATTGGTGCGTTTGTCGCGACTCTAGGGAAAGATTCAATCCAGAATGGGCGAGTAAAATGAGTAATTTTATTTCGACTCTTGATTTCGGTGGAGTTAGAACAATATATAATTATAATAAGATTTTTGCGTTTAAGTGGGCAGACCATTTATACTTCGTTTCAAGTCCACATTTCGGCTTAGAGGGCGCACAACCGAAAGCGATTGAAATGTCAAACTATCACGATGAAACAAGAAAAGAATGGACTTGGCGAATTTTAGACGGAGAAGACGAGGGAAGACCAATTGACAACAAAATTGATCACGAAGCTAAATATATTTGGAATTATGGTCGCAGCAATCATCTTTTGTTAGGCAGGGAGAACGACATCGAAGAGTATCAAAGGTTAGAAATTATCAGAAAACATGTAAGAGATCAGGCTCGCCTCCTTGGTTTTTCAATGGACTTAAAAGGACTAGAGGATTTCATGCGTTGGATTACTTCAGAAGAAGTTGAGGATCAAACCCGCGAAAATGGACGCAACTGGATCAACAGCAACCATATTACTAGAAATTTTTATCGCAAACACATTTTAAACCATGTTTGGGATGATATTATCTCTACAGAAAATAGTTGGGAATTAAAATTATGACCAAAGAAGAAGAAAGAGAAAGAAATCTTAAGGTCCATCAAGACAGAGGAGACATTGTTAGAGGCGACGATGGTTTTTATGTCTTTTGGCCTACAACCCATTTTGGATATATGCACGCATATCAATTAAGATGGATTGCCGATGAATTAGATAGATTAAATGAACCTTGGGAGAAGGAAATTAAAGAATATTTTGATAATTTAGCGCCAGAAGAAAGCGCGGAATCTTACGAATTTTAAAATATGAATGAAGATCTTAAAGTAGGAGAAGTATATGAAGTAACGGAGTCTTGCGGCATGTTTCTTTATAAAGGGAAATATTTAGGAATCGCCCAAAGAAAAAAGGGAGTTTATACAGAAGAAGTTTTAACCTTCCAGAACACAGAGGGGGAAGGGCACGGACCTAGATTTTTCACTGCAAATTGGGAGACAATTAATTACTGTTCAGGAAGAAAACCCCATGTTTATCTTCGGTCAAAGTATTCAGGAGATTCTATTGGGGATCTAAATAAAATAACTCCGTTTGAATTAAAGAAGAATTAACATGAAAATAGGTTTAATTTATTGCGCCTTTAATACAGAGGAATATCTTTTTGATTCTCTTAAACCATTTAGAGAAGACCCACGATTTGTTATTTCCGCCGTCTCCGTTCCCTTTTTAGAATACAGAGATCAAGACATTCCTGAAGACCAGACAACAAAATTATTAAGACGACATAAAGAGGTCGGTGACATTAAATATTTAGTTGATTCTCCAAAGTATATTAAAGAGCATGAGGCGCGGAATCTTGCTTTAAATGAATTGAAAAAAGATAAGGTGGATATAATTTGGATGGTTGATTCTGACGAGCTTTACCAGAAAGAACAGGTAGATAGAATCATTAAATATGTAGAAGAATTTGACGATATAACTTGGTTCAGATTATCTCTAAAGAATTTCGTGTTTGATGAAGAAACTTATTTAGAAGAACCATTCTGCCCGCCTAGAATCTTTAGAACAAAAACAGAAGAACTAAGTCATCCTTCATTCTTCTGGGATAACGACATATCTTATTTAAATAAATCGGGGCAAAGAGTTAGTTATCAAGATTTAATTTGTAGCACTATTCCAAGAGAAATCGCTTGGATTGATCATTTTACTTGGATGAATGATGAAAGAAGTAAGAAAAAACTCGATTATCAACTTGCCCATTTTGGCGGTTCGTGTTCTTTTGGATGGGATGAAAAAAAAGGCTTGACTTTTAATGCAGAATACTATAAACTAAAGGGAGAAAATATACCAAAAACTAAAAGACTATGACTTCCCGAGATTTTTGCTATTGGTTACAAGGTTATTTTGAAATATCCCCAATTAACGGGGTGTCTTTATCCAAAGATCAAACAGATGTTGTTAAACGTCATCTTGCTCTTGTTTTTAAACATGAAATTGATCCGTCAATTCCAGATCCAACAGGAGAACTTCAGGCTATTCATAATGGACCGTCAAAACCTATTTTAGCGCCAAATACTATTGGCAGTGACGTTACTTATAGATGTTGATGACATGCTCTTTTTTGACGAAAATAATCCCAATAAATATGCGGCGCTTAAAAAAGAATTAGTGCCACACAACCTTATTTATTTACCAGATGTTAAATATGAAAAAAAGAAATTTGGAAAAGGAGATGGGTCTTACGTCTTGGCGTTTTATGATGATAATTTTTATGGCGAGTCTATTTCAGTATTGTCTTATGGCGTGGGTGACGACCCGTTAGGCGTTTCATTTGAACAGTCATTAAGCGAGGTTGGCGCAAAAAGTCTAATCATCAATATGTATGATGGTTCGATTGACGAATTACCAGCAGCAGTAGATAGCGCCTTGTTTTTTAAAGAGCATCTGACTCCAGATAATTTTAAAGATCATGTGGCCGATTTATTAGGAGATGGATATATGTCGGGCATTTCGCGCCCGAATGTCTTGATTCTTAAGATGGATATTGAAGGCAATGAATATAATTGGTTCACAGATGAAAATTTAGAAATCCTCGCTAATAAATTTGACCAATTTACGCTAGAAGTTCACGGGTTAATTGAGGAAACTCCTGATGATTGGATTATTGAACCAGCGATTCAAGACGCTAAAAATAACCTACAAAAGAAGGTTGATTTCTTTAAGAAACTAAACCAACACTTCTATCTTTTTCATATTCACGGGAATAATCATGCGCCGCGATATGTTGATTTTCCAGATTCTTTGGAATTAACTTATGTCAATAAAAGGATTTGTGATAGTATAGGAGTAAGTCAACAAAGGTGTCCAGATTTGTCTGTTGATGAGCCGAATTTTGATGGACGACCAGAGTTTGTTCTTGACTGGTGGATTTAAAAAATGAAAGCAGAAATTAAACGAGGCCAAAAGTGGATGTGCTTGAGAAATGATTCAAGTAAATACGAACTTCATTTTGTTTTAAAAGCGAATGATAAAGAAGTAGTAACTTGGGGATGGGAAAATAGCTGGCAAAGTAATCCAGATGAATTTTTAGATAATTTTGTTAGAAGGTTTGATTTGGAAGAAGATAGTCCGTTTTAGATTGATAAAAAAAAGAGATTTCCATAATATCTTATATGGGAAAACTTGCTTTAATTACAGGCGCGAATGGAATGGACACCAAGACGCTTGCCAGATTCCTTTCGAAAAAAGGTTATGATATTGTTTTAACTCATAGGCGCAATTCGTTATTTAATACTAGCGATTGGTTAGAGGAAACCCAGATTAAAAATAAAGAGAATATCTTTTTTGAACCTTGTGATATTACAGACCAGAATAGTGTCAGGACTTGCATTAAAAATGTTTCAGAATTCCACGGGAAGATTGATGAGATTTATATGCTTGCGGCAATGAGCCACGTAGGGGCAAGTTTCTCTCAAAAAGAATATTGTATTCAGGCCAATGGGCAGAGTTATTATTATTTTCTAGAAGCGGTTAAAGATTTAACGCCGACAACAAAAGTATATGGAGCATTAACATCTGAATTATTTGGAGGCATTGGATCGGGAGTATTTAATGAACAATCTTTGTGGCATCCAAAATCGCCTTATGCAATTGGGAAAGCATTAGGCGGGCATTGGATTAAATATTACAGAGAATCAAAAGAAGATGGATTGTTTTGTTGTTTTGGGGTCTTGTTTAACCATAGTAATTTCTTCAGAAGTAAGGACTTTTTTGTAGCCAAGGTTTGCAAGGCGGCAGCAGATATTTCGCAAGGTTTAGCTTCAAGTGTAAAGCTAGGAAATCTCTCCTTTTTTAGAGACGAGCATTGGACAGACTACGGAGTTGAAATGATGTGGAAGATGTTGCAAAACGAATCTCCAAAGGATTACGTTATCGGCACTAACGAAACTCATTGCGGCGAAGAATATTTAGATAATGCCTTTAAATATTTTAATCTTGATTGGGAAAAATATGTGGAGTTCGACAAAGATTTGGTTAGACCGAATGAAGTTGATGTTTTAACTTCTGATTCCAGTTTAGCTGAAAAAGAATTAGGGTGGAATCCAAAGAGGTTATCGTTTGAAGACCACATTGGAAGGCTCTGTTTATTTCATGAAACTAAGAATAAAGGTGGGGTAATAAATTTAGATGAGTTCGATTAGAGTCAACAATTGATGGTCAAACTCCCAATGACAATTTGGACAAAGGTAAACTAAATTAGCTTCTTCGTTTATCTCTTCAATTAAAGAGTCATCAGGAAAAGATGAAACAGATTTAATGTGACATAATTCTGTATGATGACTATAACCGCAGTTATGGCAAGGAGATTTTAAAGGTTTAACGGCTTTGGCATGTTTGCATATTTGTGATCGCGCAGATTGCCAGTTTTTACTTTTTCCAAAAAGTTCTACCTTGGTTAAGTTTTTATAACGGTCAATTATTGTTATTGGCGTTCTGGGTGTTCTTTTTGGCTTCTCTTCTTTTTGACGATTAGCCCATCTTTTTGAATTTGAAAATTTAGCAGAGCAAGAATGTCCACAAAATTTTTTTACTCTTACATCTGCTGGTTTTTGTCCGTCTTTTATAAGAATAATCGAGTGACAAAAAAGACAATAGTTTGGATTTATCATGTATTTTTCTATTGCATTTTTTCTTAAAATTGCGCCAGTAGCGGCACCACCTTTTGATTGAGGGGATTTGGATTCCATACTTATTTTCACACTTCATTACCCCATGCAGCAAAAAAGACTTGACATTTAAAAGAAAATGCGTTATTATTACTTACAGAGTCAAGAGTTATTTGAAGGATTAATTTAAATAGCAGGACACAGAATAACCTTAAGATTCGGATTCGACTTCCGATCCCGCAACCATTTTAAAATGCGAAAAAAATCAACTAAGCCAAAAATCCCGAAATCAACGGGAAAAGAAAGAAAGGCATTTGCAGTTAAAATGCTAGTTGATAACCCAAAACCCGTATGGGCGGGAGAGCTTTCGGCAACAAAACAAATCTACGAACAATATCCCATTGATTTTTTAAATAAAGTAAAGAAGCCAGATTTCAAGATCAACTCCTGTTTCTTTTTTCTCTCAGAAAGCGGCAAAGAATATTTGACAAAAAAGTTAAAAGAATTCCTTTACAAACCAGTAGAATATGCTATAATTGAAGGGACAGAAAAAGTAGGCGATGATTGGCAAGGAACAAAACGAAAAGGACTGAGAGAATTTTTAGAAGAATTATGACACTAGAAGAATATATTAACGGCCTTAACGAATTGGTTAAGGAGAATCCAGAGGCAAAAGACAGTGATGTCATTCACTATGAATATCAAATAGGCAAATATGTAAAAATTTGCGGAGCATCCTTTGGACATTTATTTAAAGATCAAGAGACATTTTTTGATAAAGAAGAATTTAATGAATGGAAAGAAGAAATGGGCGATTCAGAAGATGAATTGAACGCAGTATGTATTAATTAAATTATGGCAAAACAAAAATCAGAAGAAGTAGAAGGTCAGGACAATTCTAAATTGTTGCTACAAGGTTTTCTAAAAGAAACAAAAGCAGACCACTTAAACTTTGAAAAACAAGTGTCTTGGACTGTATCAACAGGATCGCTTTTATTTGACTCGGCTCAAGGTGGCGGTTTTGGTCCGGGGGCTTATAAGGTTTGTGGGGCGAGTAGCGCGGGGAAAACTCACCTGTCTTTAGGATGTATCAAAAATGGCCTTGAAACAGTTCCAAAATCAAAAGGATTTTGGATTGTTCCCGAAGGAAGGCTTGATGAAAAAGTAAAAGCAAGAACGGCGCTTAAATTCGTTTATTCAGCGGAAGAATGGGATTACGGAACTTGCTTTGTTTTTGAAACAAATGTTTTCGAGGTTGCTTTTGATGCAATCCACAGGTTGACAAAAGAAAATCCTGATAAAAACGTTTACTTCATGGGGATTGATTCCATTGATTGCCTTATCCGAAAAGATGATATTGAAAAGAGCGTAGGAGAAGGAGAAAAAGTAGCAGCAGCAGGAACATTGTCATCCAACCTCTTTAAGAAGATTAACTTAAGATTAAACAAATTAGGGCATTGTCTTTTTGTTCTAGATCAAGTTCGGGCGCATCCAAAAATCAATCAATACGAAGCGGCAAATCCCAACGATTCAGTAGGAAAAGGCGGGGCTAATGCCACAATTCATGCCGCAAATCAGGTTTGGAGCCTTAGAGGAAGAAGTAAAAGTAAAAATATCGAAGAAAAGGGAAAGATTATTGGACATTATTGCTGTATCGATGTTAGCAAGGGTCTTGACGAAAAGATTGATGTTCGTGTAGAATATCCAGTTAGGCATAGAATGAAAGGAGGAAAGTCTGTTTGGCTTGAAAAGGAAATCGCAGATCTTCTTATTCAGTGGGAGCTTGTAGAAAAAAGAGGTTCGTGGCTTTCTTTTTCACCAGATCTTTTGGCAGATTTAAAAACTGGCGGATTTGATATTGAAGATACATTTCAAGTTCAGGGTGACGCAAAACTTAAAGATTGGCTTGAGCAGAATCCGGAAATCGTAGATTTTCTTTACAAGAAGTTTCTTAAAATGTTTACAGAGGAGTAATTATGTTCTTTAAAAAGAAACCAGAAAAAATCCGCACACTAATTCTTGACCCGCTAGAAGATATTACGGCTTTTGAATTGTCTAAGTTGGTAATCGCGCCTTATAATTTTTTATATTTAATAGGATTTGACGATAATGTTTTGAGACATTTAACCTACGACGGACAGAGAATTTCTAACGAAGTATTGTTAAGATTTAAAGAAGAAGGGCGGTTATGAAAGAAGAATATATTAAACTAATATCAGAACACGACAAACTTCTTTCTACTCTACGCAAGAATTGGACGGAGGCGAAAGGCGTAGATAAAACGAATTGGATGAATAAAATTAATAGCTCGCTTGATGAACGCATCAGATTAATGGGTTTACGAGATGAATTGTGAAACTTCTTAATATATATAGCCGCGAGGTTAATGTTAATGTAACAAAATACCTAGTAGATTGGGATCGCGTAGTTAGCAAACCCCAAAAGCAGGTTAAGGACGCATTAAGACCAATCTGGCAAGGACAATTAGTATGCGAAGAATTTAGAGTTCCCGGCTCTAAAATGAGGATTGATCTTATTAATTTCTCATTAAAAATAGTAGTAGAGGTATCGCCGAAAGGCAGTCATAAATATAACGAATTCTTTAACAAGAATCGCTCCAATTTTGGAAGGGCAGTTAAAAGAGATCTTTCAAAAGCCGAATGGTGCGAGAATAACGGGTTTAGATTTGTGGAGATTAATGACGAGGATCTGAAAAGTGGAAAGATAGTAAACAAAGTATTAAAAGAAGAATGAAGACATTTAGGGTAACAAGGTCTGAAAGGTTTGGGAGATGGGTTTACTCGATAGGATGTAAACAAAACAACTTGATCGTTGTAGATTGTGTCGGAGAAAGTTTGACGTTAGCAAATAGGATTAAGAAATTCTTGGAGGAAGAATGCCAAGATGTTGAGCTTTGGTTTGAGAAGGAACCTTTTAAATTCAGATATGGATTTAGAGACAAGGATTAATGCGATAGCATACATTTAATACGAACGACTAAATATGAACAAATTACAACGAACGCTTAATTTTCGAGTTTGGAACGAAGACGCTCAAACATGGGGAGAATTTGAGACATTTATAGGAGATGGATATTGTGGGTTAGAAATGTCCCGTGACAATTGTATTGTCCAGCAATTTACCGGATTCAAAGACGTTAATGGAAAAGAAATTTACGAGGGCGACTTGGTTAATTTCTATATTCCCGCTATTACTCATGGGCCAGAAAGAGAAGATTATCAAAACGCCGAAGTTTGGTTTGACGAAGAATATGGAGAATGGTCTTTTGGAAAATATAAAACAGAACAATTTGATTGGTCTTTTTGCTGGCGAGATATTAAAGGAGCAGAAGTAGTAGGAAATATATTTAATGCTCTTTAAAATTCTAGATTCCCAAAAATTAGTTGATATAAAAGTCCAGAATTACTTAATTAACTGGAATAAAAAAATAACAAGGGGCGGCAAAAAGAATTTTGGCAAATTTCAGTTTGATGTAAAACGTCTATTGCGGCCTTTTTGGGAAGAAGATGTAGTATTGGAGGAAATGCCTGTTCCGGCCTTATCGGGGCAACGGGGCAAGTCTATTGATATAGTAAATATTACTCAGGGGATAGCTATAGAAGTGAACGGAAATTTTCATAATTCGGTTAGCTGGATGCACAAAGATAAGGAATGCTTTAGAAAACAATTATACCGCGATGATTTTAAAATGAGATGGGCGGAACTTAATAAGTTTAGGTTTATTGAGATTTATGAGGATGACGAATTAAATATAGAACTGCTAAAGAAACTAGAAATTATCACTTGACAAAACCAGAAAACATGTTACATTTAAGAATGAAAACTATTTTAATTTATTCAGGAGGATTGGATTCAACAACGCTTCTTTACGACTTGATCGCGAAAGGTCATCAAGTAAAATGTTTGTCTATAAATTATGGGCAAAAACATAAAAAAGAACTTTGTGCGGCTGAATACTTTTGCAAAAAACTAGATGTCAAACACGAATGTATTGATCTTTCTGGAATAACAAAACTTATATCGTCTAGCTCCTTAACTTCCGATCAGGAAGTTCCCGAAGGTCATTACGAAGAGGAAAGCATGAAGGCGACTGTAGTTCCAAATAGGAACATGATTATGCTTTCACTAGCTATTGGATGGGCAATTAATGAAAAATTTGATAATGTTGCTTATGCAGCTCATAATGGAGATCATGCTATTTATCCAGATTGTCGAGAAGAGTTTGCTGAATGCGTTTCTCAAGCAGCAGAGTTAGCTGATTGGCATCCTGTAAAAGTTATTAGACCATTTGTAAATAAATCAAAGACTGATATTGCGAAATTAGCTGGAGAACTTAATGTTGAGATTGAAAAAACTTGGTCGTGCTACAAGGGGCAGGAAATACATTGCGGAAAATGTGGAACATGCGTAGAGAGAATTGAGGCATTACAACTTTCAGGAGTAAAAGACAACACATTATACGAAAAATGATTACATGTTCAAAAATTTATAAAGATATACCGTTCGCGCATAGACAACATAACCATATTGGTCATTGCTCTTATATTCATGGGCATAACTGGTCAATCAGGATTACATTTTGTTGCGATGAGCGAGATGAAAATAATTTTGTAGTTGATTTCGGAAAACTCAAGTTTCTCAAGAAATGGATTGATGAAAATTTAGATCACGCTTGTTTAATAAATAAAGAAGACCCAAAACTTGATTATTTTGATAAAAATTTATTTAAATTATTAGTTGTAGAAGACTGTTCTTGCGAAGGGTTATGCAAATTAATTTTTGAAGTTTTTAGCGAACTTGTTAAAAAAGAGATTGGAGATAGGGTAAAAATAAATTCAATTGAAATTTGGGAGGACGAAAAGAATTCAGCAAAATATGAAGTATCCAATTTATGAACATTTTTACGCATGGCAGGGAGAAGGCGTTCATTCTGGAAGATCAGCATATTTCATTAGAACTTACGGTTGCCCACTAAAATGCCCTTGGTGCGATTCAGCCGGAACGTGGAGCAAAAACTATATTCCTGAATTTATAGAAAAATTAGATTCAGAAGAAATTCTAAATCTAACCAAAGGCAAGGTTTTTAATTTTTATGTAATCACGGGTGGAGAACCTACAATTTTTGATTGGTCGGAATTTACAAATAAAAAAGATAGACCAGTTCATCTAGAAACTTCGGGATCATTTAAAATAAAAGGAGATTTTGATTGGATAACAGTTTCCCCAAAAAGATCAAAAAACCCAACTAAAGAAAATATTAAAAGAGCTAATGAAATTAAATTGATTGTAGAGGACGAAGATTCGGTGAGATTTTGGTTAAACGAATTTCCAGAAATTTTGGAAAAGGAAACGGTTTGGTTAAATCCAGAGTGGTCGAAAAGAAATGACAAAGATGTTTTAAAAAAAATCAACGAAATTGTTAAAAATAATCTAAATTTTAGAGCGGGATACCAATTACATAAACTTTTTCTTGTTGATCAAGAAGACAAAAATACAAAACAAGAAGTGCCATTAGGAGGAAAATGAATTCAGAAGAAAATTTTAAATCAATACTTAAAGATCTTGGCGAAGATGTCGAGAGAGAGGGTTTGTTGGAAACCCCTAAAAGATATGTCAATTTCTTGAAAGAATTTCTTTCGCCTCCAGAATTTAATTTTACAACGTTTGATTCGGAGGGGTATGATGAAATGATTATAGAGTCGGCGATTTCGTTCCAGTCTCTTTGCGAACATCATTGTGCGCCGTTTTTTGGTTACGGGGTAATAGCGTATATTCCAGACAAAAAGATTGCAGGATTGTCTAAGTTGGCAAGATGTTTAGAAACTTTTTCAAGAAAATTGCAAAATCAAGAAAGAATAACAATGCAGGTTGCCGATTTTTTAAACGAGAACTTAGAACCAAAAGGCGTTGCTGTTTTATTGAAAGCCAGACATACGTGCATGGAGATGAGGGGCGTTAGAAAAAATGAAATCTGGACAACAACGAGTTGTCTGAAGGGTGTATTTAAAAACGATCCGTCTTGCAGAAATGAGTTTTTACAATTAGCGAAATGAGAGTCGCATTAATTTCTTGCTGCAAAAACAAGAATAACGAAGAAACTCTAACGAGAAAGGTTTATTGCTCAGATCTTTTTTTAAAAACATTAACCTTTTGCGAAAAAAGATATTCTCAAATTTATGTGTTATCCGCTAAGTTTGGTTTATTGGAGCTAGACCAAGAAATAAGTAATTATGATCTAACGCTGAACTCCATGACAAAAAAAGAGAGGGAGGATTGGGCAAAAATGGTTTTTAACCAAATTGACAAAATTAAAAAAGGTGTTGTTTTCGATTTTTATTGCGGCAAAAACTATTACGAGAATTTAATTAAACTGTTTGAGGAAAACTCAATAGAATACAGTTTGCCGTTTGGGAGCAGGGGAATAGGAGAGAGATTAAGAGATTTAAAATATGAAAATATACTTTGCGGGGATTTCGGGCAATAAAAAAAGGTTAGATTATTTAAGGGATTTTGGTGCGAACAAATTAATGTTGACGTTCGCAGAAGCAAAATCTTATAATAAGCAAATGCCTCGATTTAAGGAGATGGGGTTTGAAATTCTTTTTGATAGCGGAGCTTTTTCCCTGCATAATAGAGGTATAGAAATATGTCCAGAAGAATATTTTAGTTTTTTGTTAAAACACGATATTAAAAACTATATAAATTTGGACAGGATAGGAGATCCTTTAAAAACAAAAGAGAATCAGTTGAGGATGGAAGGGTTCGGAGCTTCTCCTATTCCGGTTTTTCACTTAAATTCAGATATGAAACATTTAGATGAATTAATCGAAAAATACGAATATATATGTTTGGGCGGGACGGTTGGATCAAAAAGAAGCGTTAGAGTAGATTTTTTTAATTGTGTTTTTTCTCGATTTCCTGATCATAAATTTCATGGATTGGGAGTAACGGATTCAAGTATTATTAAACAGTTTCCTTTTTATAGTGTTGATTCTACAACATGGTTGTGCGCCCAAAAGGTTGGAAGAATTTTAGATGAAAATGGCAAACAGGTTCATCCAAAAGAAGGAATGACAGTTTATGAAAAATTTAAAAACACAATAGGTTACTTTTCTAAATTGGAGAAAGAATTAGAATTATTACATTCCGCTTGACAAAACAACAAACTTACGCTAAAATACAGAACCTCTTATGACCGAAAAAGAAAGCACGATTCCTGAAAGTTTATT